CTCGTAGGGCATCCTTTTTAGCACGAATGGGCAATATGCCTGGCGCTGAGATGAAAGATGGGAAGCCTACCCGACTCCTATTATCTCTTAGAGCTTGGGGCGCAACGTCCAAGGAAGACGCTAAAGCGAAGGCTAAGGCGATCTCTAAGAGGAATAGTAAATGAGGCCAACCTCAGTCGGAATTAGCCCAGCAGCCAATACGCTGACTACTGTTTACACAGTACCTACGGGTTACTACGCCAAATTTACTGTCATGTATATCCACAATACGGGTGGATCGACAAAGCACATTACTGTCCAATGGTATGACTCAAGTGCGGCAACGACTTTAGACATCCTTACTAATTACGACCTTACATCTAAGCAATACCTTCAATTTGATGGCAATGCTTATATCGTTTTGGAAGAAGGCGATAGGATTCAGATTACTACTCAAAGTGCAAGTACATTTAGTTTTATTGCCACATTTGAGGTTTCAGGAGCGCAACGAACATGACCTACTTAGAACTTGTTAACGATGTGCTAGTTCGCTTGCGTGAAAGCACAGTATCTACTGTTGGCGAAACAACCTATTCTTCTTTGATTGGCAAGTTTGTCAATGATGCCAAACGTCAGATTGAAGATTCTTACAGTTGGAATTGCTTGTCAACTGTTGTAACTGTAACCACTGCTGCCAACACAAGTTCATACTCTCTTACGGGTGCGGGTCAAAAGTTCAGAGTTAATGATGTTATCAATACAACCAGTTTGATTGGTTTGAACAACATCACGTTTGTGGAAATGAACCGCAGACTGAACTTTACCCCTACGGCAACATCTATTCCCTATGAATACGTTTTTAGCGGTGTTGATGGTAGTGGTGATACTAAAGTAGACCTTTTCCCTGTTCCTTCAGGCGTGTTTACCATTCTGTTTGACTTAATTGTTCCACAAGCTAATTTGTCTGCTGATGGCACATCTGTAAAGGTTCTTGATTACTTGGTGACTCAAAGTGCCTATGCTCGTGCTTTGATTGAACGTGGTGAAGATGGTGGAACAAACTCTAATGAGGCTTATGCTCTGTTTAGAGGAATGCTCTCTGATGCGATTGCATTGGAAAGCACTCGTTATCCTGAAGACAACTTTGTGGCGGTCTAATGGCAGCACAACTTCAAAGTTACAGTCTCTCAGCACCAGGTTTCTATGGTCTGAATACTGAAGACTCTCCCCTTGATTTAGGGGCTGGCTTTGCTTTGGTTGCGACTAACTGCATATTGGATCAGTATGGTCGTATTGGTGCTAGAAAAGGTTGGTCAAGGGTTAACTCTTCCTCTGGAAACCTTGGTGCTAATGACGTTGGTGTCATCCATGAGTTAGTCCAAACTGACGGGACTCTTACAGTTCTGTTTGCAGGAAACAACAAGATATTCAAACTTGGTACTGCTAATGCGGTGACTGAGTTGACCTATGGTGGTGGCGGTTCTGCTCCTACTATTACTGCATCTAACTGGCAAACTGCCTCTTTGAATGGCATTGCATACTTTTTCCAAACGGGTCACGATCCATTGATTTATGACCCCGCAGTAAGTACAACTACTTATCGCAGAGTCTCTGAGAAGTCTGGTTATGTAGCTACAGTTCCTCAAGCCAATATTTGTATTTCAGCATTTGGTCGTCTTTGGGTAGCTAATACATCTACAGACAAAGTAACTGTTACCTTCTCTGATCTGATTGCAGGTCATGTATGGGGTGGTGGCACTTCAGGCTCATTGGATGTTTCTCGTGTATGGCCTAATGGTGCTGATGAAGTCATGGGCTTGGCGGCCCACAATGATTTTTTGTTTATCTTTGGTAAGAGACAGATTCTTGTTTACTCTGGTGCTTCTACACCCGCATCTCTCGTTCTGAGCGACACAGTAGGTTCTATTGGGTGTATCGCAAGGGATACGATTCAAAGCATTGGCTCTGACGTTGTTTTCTTGTCAGATTCAGGTGTTCGCTCTTTGATGAGGACTATTCAAGAGAAGTCTGCCCCCCTAAGAGACCTATCTAAGAATGTTCGTTTTGATCTAAATTCGTCTTTGGTAAGCGAGACAATGGCTAATTTGAAGTCTGTTTACTCAGAAAAAGAAGCCTTTTACTTGCTTGTTTTGCCAACCACTGCACAAGTTTATTGCTTTGATACCAAACAATCTTTGCAAGATGGTGCTTCCCGTGTAACCAAATGGGACTCTATTGCTCCAACTGCATTACGTTCTTTGCGTAATGGTGATTTGTATATTGGTAAAAATGGCTATATTGGAAAATATGGTGGTTACTTAGATGACACATCAACGTACCGATTTGCGTACTACACAAACAATGCTGACCTTGGCAATCCAAACCAGATTTCTGTTTTAAAGACTATTTCAGCCATTGTGATTGGTGGCTCAAATCAGTTCTTAACAATCAATTGGGGCTTTGATTATTCTGGTGCTTACCAAGCCCAAAATATTTACATTCCTACGCAAGTCTCTTATGAGTATGGAGTTGCTGAATACAACATTGCTGAATACACAAGTGGTATTGCAATTAAAACATTAAGAGCAAATGCATCTGGTGCGGGTAAAATTGTACAAACTGGTTATGAAACAACCATTAACGGCACACAGTTATCCCTTCAAAAGATTGAAATTCAAGCCAAAGATGGCAAAATGGCCTAAGAGGTAAATATGAGCAATTACACCAAAACAGTAAACTTTGCGACTAAAGACAATCTGTCGCCTGGCAATCCTTTAAAGATTGTCAAAGGTACTGAAATTGATACCGAATACAACAACATTGCTACTGCTGTTGCGACAAAGACAGACAACTCTGCTGCCGCAATCACGGGCGGTACGATTACTGGCATCACCGATCTAGCGGTTGCTGATGGTGGTACTGGTGCTTCTACTGCGGCTGATGCTAGAACTAATTTAGGTTTAGGCACTATTGCTACCCAAGCAGCCTCTAGCGTAGCAATTACAGGCGGTTCTGTAACAGGTATCACAGATATTACAGTTGCCGATGGTGGAACAGGTGCTTCAACAGCCGCAAATGCTCGTACTAATCTAGGCTTGGTAATTGGCACAGATGTGCTTGCACCTACAGGGTCTGCAGCAAATTTAACTTCTTTCCCGACATTCAATCAAAACACAACAGGCAATGCGGCAACAGTTACGACTAACGCCAATCTAACAGGCGCAGTCACTTCTGTTGGCAATGCAACGTCTTTAGGATCATTTACTTCTGCTCAATTGCTTGGTGCTTTAACTGATGAAACGGGAACAGGCTCTGCTGTCTTTGCTACGTCACCAACCCTTGTAACTCCCGTTCTAGGGACTCCCACTTCAGCGACTCTTACCAATGCAACTGGTTTGCCTATCAGCACTGGTGTGTCTGGTCTTGGAACAGGCGTAGCAACTTTTCTAGCAACTCCAAGTAGTGCAAATTTAGCGGCAGCTTTAACCGATGAGACAGGAACTGGTGCTTTGGTATTTGCCACTTCACCGACTTTAGTGACTCCTGCTTTGGGTACTCCAAGCGCATTGGTTGGCACAAATATCACAGGGACTGCCTCTGGCCTGACTGCGGGTAACGTCACGACAAATGCTAACTTAACAGGTGCAATTACTTCTGTTGGTAATGCAACTTCTCTTGGTTCATTTAGTTCTGCAAACCTTTTGGGTGCTTTAACTGATGAAACAGGAACAGGATTGGCTGTCTTTGCTACATCTCCAACATTGGTGACTCCCATTCTAGGCACACCAACAAGTGCAACATTGACCAATGCAACTGGTTTGCCTCTGACCACAGGTGTAACGGGCAACCTACCCGTTACCAATCTAAATTCAGGAACATCTGCTAGTGCGTCAACATTCTGGCGTGGCGATGGTTCTTGGGCAACACCAGCGGGTTCGGGAACTGTTACAAGCGTTTCAGTTGTTTCTGCCAATGGTTTTGCAGGAAGTGTGGCAACTGCCACATCTACGCCAGCAATTACTGTTTCAACATCCATCACGGGTGTTTTAAAAGGTAACGGCACTGCAATCTCTGCTGCTACTGCGGGTACTGACTATGTAACCCCAACGGGTACAGAAACCCTAACAAATAAGACAATAGCCTTTGGTAGCAATACCTTGTCCGATGTGGCAAGTCTGTCTACAGCCCAGACCTTTACAGCAACTAAGACATTCTCAGGATCATCCTCTGTACTTGCGATGGTCTTAACTGATACAGCAGAGGTAGCCACAGTTTCAGCCACAGCCGCTACAGGAACAATAAATTACGACATTACCACTCAGTCTGTTCTGTACTTCACAACCAACGCAAGTGCTAACTGGACTGTTAACTTCAGAGCCTCTAGCGGTACAAGTTTAAACACAGCCATGTCAACGGGTCAGTCTGTCACTGCGGCATTCTTGGTGACCAACGGGGCAACGGCTTACTACAACTCTGTGGTTCAGGTAGATGGCTCAACTGTGACCCCTAAGTATCAGGGCGGTACAGCGTATGCGGCTGGTAATGCTTCAAGTATTGATGTCTATATGTACACGATCATTAAGACGGGTAATGCGGCATTTACTGTGTTCACCTCGCAGACCAAGTTTGCTTAAAGGAAAACCATGCCATTAGTACAAACAAGGGGTGCGGCTTCTGCTCAAGGCTTTGGTGAGTTTGCACAGGCATCTGCTGTGCCTAACTACATTGAGGAAGTGTTTTCTTGCTTCTTATATACGGGCACAGGCTCTGCACAGACAATCACCAATGGCATTGATTTGTCCACAAAAGGTGGGTTAACTTGGATAAAAGGCAGAAGCGGTGCAACTGGTCATCGTTTAACTGATACAGCAAGGGGTGTTACAAAATCACTTGCATCAGAAACAACTGCCGCAGAAGCAACTGAAACCACAGGATTAACTGCGTTTGGGACAACTGGTTTTACGATTGGCGCTGATGCGGATTACAACACCAGCGCCGCTACCTACGTCTCATGGACATTCCGAGAGCAGGCTAAGTTCTTTGATGTTGTGACGTATACGGGGACGGGTTCAAACACAACAATCGCCCACAGCCTTGGCGCAGTGCCAGGCAGTATTATTGTCAAGCGCACAGACACAACTGGTGATTGGCAGGTTTATCACAGGTCATTAGCCAATACTGAATATTTGGTGCTAAACAGTACAGCCGCCAAAGCAACTGGTGCAACAAGATGGAATTCAACAACCCCCACATCCGCAGTCTTTAGCGTAGGTACTGACGCAACTGTTAATGCTTCTGCTGGCACATACGTGGCGTACGTCTTTGCCCATGATAGTGGAGGGTTTGGCCTAACTGGTACAGACAATGTGATTTCGTGTGGGTCGTTTAGTACTGATGTAAGTGGCAATTTTTCAGTAAATCTTGGGTATGAGCCTCAATGGATTCTTGCAAAACAATCATCAGGTTCTGCAAATAATTGGCGTCTTTTTGACAATATGCGTGGTATGTCAAACACTAATGTTGCAGGACTAATTCCAAATTCTTCTGCCGCAGAATCAGATTTTGCATCACCTTATTGTGTGCCTAGCGCAACTGGGTTTTTCTCAGACTCAGGTGGCTTCTTTGACGCAAGCCAAACTGTGATCTACATAGCCATTCGTAGAGGCCCGATGAAAGTGCCTACGAGTGGGACTAGTGTGTTTTTGCCAAGCACAGCCCCTGCTACAACACCTTTTAATGTTGGCTTCCCTCCTGACATGGCTTTATGGGCTGTAAGAGATGGAACTGGTAACAGAGAAATTTCAGCTAGACTGCAAGGCGGGTCTTTGCTGTATGCAAATAGTGGAGTGGCAGAAAGTTCAGGTTACAACATAGGTTGGGATTCCAAAACAAATTTCTGGTATCAAGATGTGTCTGGCGGGAGCATGATTAACTGGCTGTTCAGACGTGCCCCCAGCTTCTTTGATGCGGTTTTTTTCACAGGAACAAATGGTGTTCAAGCCTTGACGCATAACTTAACTGTTGTGCCTGAACTTATTCTCTGTAAGCGTCGATCTGCTGGTGCTGATTCATGGCGTGTGTATTCTGCAACAGTTGGCAACACAGCGTGTTTAATATTAAACGGAACTAATACTCCGATAACATCAACTTCTTTTTGGAACGATACATCACCAACGACTACGCAGTTTACTACCGCAGGCCACTTTGAATCTCCAATAAACTATGTTGCCTACCTATTTGCCACGTGTACAGGTGTTTCTAAAGTAGGCTCATACACAGGGAACGGCACAACTCAAACCATAAATTGTGGGTTTGGTGCGGGCGGTGCTAGGTACGTCTTGTTAAAACGCACAGACGTTGCGGCTAGTTGGTACGCATATGACACCGCCCGTGGCATGACATTATTAACAGACCCATATTTGATTATCAACAGCACAGCGGCTGAATCTGCAACCCTTGGTTCTGTCACAACAGTTTCAACAGGCTTTGCGTTGGACTCAGCAATTTTGGCAGACATCAACGTCAGTGCTGGTACATACATCTTCTTGGCAATCGCATAAGGAAAAATCATGCAAGTACGAATTCAATCAACAGGCGCAGTCATGTACGAAGCAGAATTTCGTGCATACACAAAAGCCAATGGTGGCCCATCATGGGAGACAACAACAACTGAAGTCTTAGAGGCTTTGGGTGCTGATGTAGTCTTTGAAGGCGCACAAGCTACAGGCGGTACTGTTTACCAATACTCTCAAGCCTTTGGCGTTGAGCAGATTGATGGTAAGTGGTACACAAAGTATATCCTTGGCCCTGTCTTTGTAGACACTACAGATGAGTCTGGCAATGTCACAACTGCTACCCAGCATGAGACTGCTTACAAGGCTTCTAAGGATGCTGAACAGGCTAAGAGTGTTCGTGCTTCAAGGGATGAGAAACTAAAAGACTGTGATTGGACACAAGTAGCGGATGCTCCTGTTGACAAAGCAGTATGGGCTACCTATCGTCAAGCCTTGCGTGATGTCACTACGCAGACAGGTTTCCCTTGGACTATTACATGGCCTGTTGAGCCACAATAAGGAGCAATCATGGCTGTAACAAGCGCACAAATTGTAGATTTTCTGCTTACTAATCCAGGCATGACTGACGATCAAATCGTCAAGGCTATGGAAACCTATGGTATTTCCCCTGCTCAAATGGCTACGGCTGTTGGGTTAGATGAAGGTGCTGTTGCGGCTCGTGCAGCAGTTACTATTCCTCAAGGTCAAACTATCACTTTGGGTGACACTATTGTTCAGCCCGTATATCAAACTACTGGTTCTGGAATGGATCAGCAAGTTGGTGGTATTGAGAATGTTATTACCTACAAAGCTACTGATAACAAGGCAGGTGGATCGTATACCCAATACACACCTACTGGTGAAGTAGAGAAAACTGGCACTCAACAAGAAGTTAAAAGCGGTTTAAAAGAGTTTGCACTAGGTGCGGCTGTACTCTTTGGATTGCCAACCTTATTGAATGCAGGTGCGGCTGGTGCGGCTGGTACAGCAGGACTGACTGCATCAGAAATTGCGGCTTTAACAGCACAAGATTTAGCCATTGGTGGTGGAGGTTTAGGAGCTTTTGCACCTTTAACAGCGGCTGAAATTGCAGGTTTAACAGCGGCAGATTTAGCTATAGGTGCGGGTACTCCTAGTGCCTTAAGTGGTGTTGGAGGATTAACTGCTGCTGGGGCGGGTACGGCTGGCTTAATGGGTACGGGCACAGGACTCACAGTTGCGGGTACTGGTGGTCTTGGCGGTGCAACTGGTGCGGCTGGTTTAGGTGGTTCTTTAGGAACAGGACTTACAACTGCGGGTGCTGGAGGTCTTGGTGGTCTTACGGGTGCAGCAGGTCTTGGTGGTTCTTTAGGCGCAGGTTTAACAACTGTTGGTGGCTTGGCAGGTGCAAACACTTTGCTTGGTGGTGCTACCCTTGGTTCTACTTTGGGTAATCTTGGTGCTGGTGTTGGCGGTTCTCTTTTGGGTTCTAAAGTTGGAACAGGATTAACTGCGGGAAATCTTGCAAACCTTTTCTCTGGTGGTTTGGGTACTGCGGGTAGTTTGCTTCAGATGCAACAATCTAAGGAAGCGGCTCAACAAGCTCAATTGAGAATTGATGCTGAAACTGCTGCTGCCAAAGCGGCTGCTCAGTTCCGACCTGTTGGCATGACTACTCGATTTGGTACTTCACAGTTCCAAGTTGATCCAGTAACAGGTCAATTGACAAGCGCAGGTTACACACTAAGCCCTGAAGCTAAGAATGCTCAAGATAGATTGGTTAAGTTAGCTGAGTCTGGTTTGCAACAAGCAGAAGGCGCTCAAAAAGCATTTGAACCACTACAAACTGGCGCTCAGAGTCTATTTAAATTAGGTCAAGGGTATCTTGCTGAAACTCCTGAAGCAGTTGCGGCAAATTACTTGAAGAGTCAAATGGCTCTCTTGCAACCAGGCAGAGAGATAGAGTTAGCTAATCTGCAAAACAGACTCGCTCAACAAGGTCGTACTGGTCTTTCTGTGGCTCAAGGAGGCACTATGGGTGCTACTACTCCTGAGTTACAGGCTTTGTACAACGCTCGTGCTAGACAAGAGGCTGAGTTAGCAGCTAATGCCCAACAATTGGGTCAGAGGGATGTGCTGTTTGGTTCAAGTCTATTAGGTCAAGGCGCACAAACAATGGGCAACTACTATGGCGGTCAGCAACAAGCCTATGCACCTTATACGACTGCTTTGGGACAGGTTCAGGGCTTAGAGGCTTTGGGTCAACAACCATTAACTACTGGCATCAACTTGAGTCAAATTAGTTCTCAATCAGGTGCAAATGTTGGAAAACTAGGATTAACAGGAGCGCAATTAAGCACCAATTTGGCAACAAGTGCAAATGCTACTGCTAATCCTTATGCTCAAGCATTGATGGCGGCAGGTAATCCAAATGCCATGTTTGGTCAATCACTTGGTAATGTGTTTGGCGGTCTATTTTCGTAAGGATTTATCATGGCAGACAATATAGTAGCGGGTCTATTTGGATTGACTCCTGAGATGTATCAGGGTCAACAATACAACCAAGACTTAAAAAGGGGTTATGAATTAGCTCAACTTGATCCTGGTGCTGCGGCTAGAGCGCAGTTGGGTGCAAGTGTTGGTCAGCTAGGCCGTGGTTTTGCGGGTGCTTTGGGCATTGAAGATCCACAATTGCAGATGATTACGCAACAAGCGCAGTTATTGCAAGGCTTGGACTTGCGTGATCCTCAGTCTTTAGCTAATGCTGCCCAACAAGCAAGCCAAATGGGAAATGCGCCTTTGGCTATGAAATTGATTGAGTTGTCAGATAATGCCCAAATTAGATTGCAACAGGCACAGGTTAGAGCGCAACAGATGCAAACTCAAAGACAAACTTCTTTGGCTCAACTTGTTGCACAACGTGCATATCAGCCTGGCACTCCGGAAAGACCCCAGATGTTGGATGTTCAAGAGCGTGAGCAGATGGCAGATCAAGGCACTCCAATGCCTGAGAACATTGCTGCTGTTGCACCAAGTTATGACATTCGCAGAGTTGCACCTCAGTTGCAAGCACTTGGCGCACCTGGCCTTGCTCAATTAACTGCTGGATTGACAGCGGCAAAAGCAATGAGGCCAGAGACTGTATCAATTAAACAGGGTGAAAATCTTTACTCAGTTCCAACTGAGGAAGGTCAACCCTATAAACAAATTGCAACTGGTGGCGAAAAACCTATACCTTTTACGGGAGATATGTCTAATGCAGCATTGCGTTTATATCAAACCAATGACCCAGCTAAGATTTTTGCTCAATATGGTCAAGCCGGACTTGATGCTGTTGAGAAAAAAGCCCTTGAAACAACTAAAGCTAAACAACCAGTTACCAACATAACAGCGCCAGTATCAATTAGTATGCAAAAAGGTTTTGGTGAAGATTTAACTGAAACTTTAACCGCAAATCTAAGGGCTGGTAGGGTTGCGGGGAATACTCTAGGTACTGTGCAAGGTATGAAAGCCTTGATTGACGAGGGAACAAGAACGGGATTTGGTACTGAAACTATGGTTCAGTTAGCCAGAGCAGGACAAGCATTTGATCCAAACTTTAAAGTTTCAGGAGTTGCGGGTGCTGAAGCATTCCAAGCATTTTCTAATTCTGTGATTTTGCCAGAGGTGAAGAAACTTGGAGTTAACCCAACTGATACTGACTTGAAGTTTATTGTTCAAGGCTCACCAAGTCTTTCAAAGTCTCCACAGGGTAACTTGATTCTGTTAGACACATTGGAGTTAAAACTTCAGCGTGAGCAAGACTTGGCTAAATTTAGCAATCAATGGTTAGCCCAAAATGCTAATACTGTTAAAACCAATCCAATTATTGCTCAGACACAATTTAATGATGCGTTTAACAACTATGTTCAAACAAGCCCACTTTATAAGCCGCAAGCAGATGTACTGCGTCAACGCATAATTCAATTGCAAACAACTGGCGCTGGAAGAACACCAACTCCTGCTCGAAGCACATTGCAAAGCGGTGGATTTGTAAACAAATAATGGAGTAAAAAAATGTCAACATTAAAAGATCAAATTACAGACTTACAAAATGAACTTCTTGTTGCAAAAGATGAGGGGAAAATAACTCCAGAAGGTATGAAGTTGTTGGGTCAAATTCAAAGTGGGCAATGGCAAACTGGTGGGTTTGGTCAGTTCTTAAAGGGAATGACAGCAAACTTTTCAGATGAGGGAATTGGTGCGATAAAGTCATTTATCTCTTCTGACCCAAAGAACATTGCCGAAGCAATGAAAAAGATCAGCCCACAAGAGCCACAACCAACGCCAAGAGAAATTGGAACTGCTCTTGAGAGAGTTGCTCAATCAGAATACTCACAAGAAAATCCACTTAGGTCTGCCGCCTATCAAGTCGGTGGCGCAATGTTGCCATCACTTGTGACAAAAAGACCAGGCCCTTCTTCTACATTAGGTCAAATGGGTTTAGCTGGTGTTTTTGGCGCTACTTCTGGCATTGGCGAATCTGAGGCTGAATTGTTCAGCCCAGAAACAGGGAAAGAAGCCTTAACAGGTACTGGCATAGCATTGGCATCTGTACCAGTCGCAAAAGGTCTTGGGTTTGTTGCTGGAAAAGGTTACAGATCAGCAGTAAGCGCCATGTTTGACAATCCACAAAGAATGGGTGTAGATCAGTCTAGGGCAATGATTAGAGAGGCTTTAGCGGCAGACGCTGGTGGTGTGGATGAAGCTATCAAGATGATCTTAGATAAGTCTGGCAAACCATACACGCTTGCAGACATTGGCCCTAATACACGGGCGTATTTGGATGCCGTTAACCAACTGCCTGGGCCTGGCAAACAAGCCGCCAAAACATTCCTAGAAGACAGAGATAAGGGTTTGCTCAAACGCTTAACAAGCGATATGCAAGTTGCGTTTGGTAGCAAGGCAGCTTACTTTGATGAGTTTAATGCTTTAAAAGAAGCACGTTCAGCAATTGGTGGAAAGTTGTATGGGGCTGCATTACCAAGACCAGTTGAGATTACGACAGAATTTACTGATTTGCTTCAGCGTCCAAGTATGAAACAGGCTTATGACAGAGCAGTTAACTTGGCTCAAGAGCAAGGCATCAAATTGCCTAAAGTTCAAATTAGTGCAGAGGGTAAATTAGTAACTGATAAAGGATTGCCAGTTTCAAACATTGATACCACTTTTATGCATTACATGAAAATGGGACTTGACGATTTAATCTATAACGGAAAATCACCCACATCAGGCATAGGCAGTACACAACTTGGTGCAATTAAACAAACAAGGGGTGAGTTCATTGACCTTTTGGATACCTCAAATCCTGCTTATAAGAGAGCTAGAAATTATTGGGCAAACGATACTGCCGTTTTGGATGCCATGAATGAGGGTAGAACAATCTTTAGCAAAAAACCTGCTGACTTAGAGGCGCTTTTGAATGATGTCAAAACCATGTCAAAGTCTGAAAAAGACGCATTGAGACTTGGCACTATGCAAAGTCTTCTTGATCGTCTTGGTGGCGCACAAACAGGAGACACAATGGTGAGCGCAGTTGGAAACCCTGCAATGGATATATTAAAGAATCCTAAGAATGTCAGAATTATTCGAGCAACATTTGATACTGATGAAGCTGGTAAAAATGCTTATAACAAGTTTATGAGCAATCTGATAAGTGAAGTAGAAATGAAGACAACTTCTAAAGTTGTTTTACAAGGTTCACAAACTGCTGGACGTACTGAGGCAATTAGAGTAATTAAAGAAGGCGCTCAAAGAGAATTACCAGTTATATCAATGGCGCAATTTGTTACAAGAGCTTTGCAAAGAGATTTTGCAGATATGGGAGATCAACAACTTAAAGCTACTGCAAGTGAAATTGCAAGAGTTTTGACAACAAGTGATCCAACTAAGTTGCAAAAAATTGCTAAACAATTGGCTGGTAACGACATTCGTACTGTTTTGCGAAAAGAAGCGCCAGAAGTGTTGCCAATTTTAGGTAGAGCATTGCTTGGGCCGTTTTCTGTTGGCTCAATGAGTGGCAATATAGCGCCAAACATTAACCAAATGGCAACTGGTATGTTGTCCGGTCAATAACATGAAAGATTGGGTTGAAGCAATCATTGCTTCGGCCTGTGTTAGTTGCTTTGTCATCTTTTGTAGTTACATCATTATTTGGGCGTATCCGTGAGATGGCTAATAGCACTTTTCCTAACCCTCTCACTTCACTCCACAGGCAAAGACTTGTGCAGCGTGAGAGAGTTTTACTCTATTGCTTGGACAATTCACAACCCATCAGAGCGTCATCAACAAATGTCTCAATGGCTTACAAATCATCAGCACTTATGTAAAAGTACCGACTTTGTAGTAATTTGGAATAACTTATCAGAGTGGGCGGGTGCTGCTGATAGCGCAGAGTTAAGGCATAAAGTTGTTCGGGGATACAAGAACGCACTTGAGAGAGAGAAGAAATGATAGATATACTGCAAATACTACTTTGGTTGGCAGTACCTTTGAACTATATTTATTGGATTTTCATTAAAAAATGATTACCTTGGACAAGTATTATCCAATGGTTCAACCAAGGCGTGACATTGAATCTGTTGCATTTAACAAGGCTGTTGAGAAAGTTCAAGAAGAATACAAGCAAGCTGTTCAAGCAAACAAGATTGAGAAAGCTACAATAGAATTAGAACTAGAGTTGTATAACAAGAAAGCTAGGGTCAACCAGTTAGAGTTAGCAATGTTCAAAACTCGCAGATTAGATTTGTACGCATAGGGATAAAAATGGTTACAGCAAAGAAACCCCCCGCCAAGGTAGCGCCAGTTAAACGGCGCACACCAAAGCCAAAAGCAGAGCAAACAATCAATGTGACGATGGCTGCGCCAGCTTCTGCGCCAAAGCCAGAGTCTAAAAAAGATGACAGCACCATCGGCAAAATCATTGGTTTGATTGAGTGGGTCGATAACCCCTTTAAACTGTTTACAGTCATTCTCCTTGCGTTTCTAGCGTTTGCCGGATACTTCGCCTGGGACTCAAGGCAGGTCATCCTTCAAGCCATTACAACTCAAGACAAGATGCCTCAGTTGGCAAAACAGGAGAACTTACTTACCCCTGCTCGTAGTTTGCTCAAAGACGTAGATGGCATAGTTTTGTTAATTCACAAAGCTAACTTGGCAACAAACAGCCGAACTACTGTGCTGGCCCTGAACGCTGACGGCTCACGGGAGAAGTCAATGGAAGGCACAGTAACATCCTTGTTTAACGCATCAGCAGACCGCAATAGTGCTATGGTTGCCATGCTCAATGGTGAGGTTCTTTGCGAAGAGTTCAACCCATCATCCAAAGTGGGTGAGTGGGGTGCAAAACAAGGTGTAAAGTTCATGTGTAGAGGGGCTATTCCTCCAGACTTGGGTAAGTTTGCAGGGTATGTAGCCATTGGATTTAAAACTAAGCCAGAAGATATTGCGGCTCTAAAGACTCGTATTAACTTGGCTTCAACTGATATGTCGGAGGAATAATTATGCTATCTCTTATCTCAACCCTTGGCGGCTTGTTAATCTCAGGTTTGCCAAAGTTACTAGACTTCTTCCAAAACAAGGCAGACCAAAAGCATGAACTTGCTTTGGCTAACATTCAAGTCCAGATGCAACTTCAGATGATGGCTCAAGGCTTTGCTGCTCAAGAGCGTATGGAGGAGATTCGCACAGACCAGATTGCCATGCAAGCTGAAGCACAAATGACAGAAGCTGCTTTGGCGCACGATGAGAAAGTCTTGGAGAAAGCAAGCAAATGGGTTGCCAATTATGTTGGTACTGTTCGCCCAACAATTACCTATATCTTTGTGTTTGAGTTGTGTGCCATCAATGCTTGGATAGCCTATTACGTTTACTCCAGACCTAATTTGGTGACAAACATGGATGACCTAATTCGGATGACCGACATCATTTTCTCCACAGATGAGATGAGCATTTTGGGTGGAATTATTGGCTTCTGGTTCGGATCAAGAGGCTGGGCTAAGAAATGAAAATCAGCGCAAAGGGTGAACATCTGATGCACTTCTTTGAAGGCTACAGAACCCGCCCGTATCGGTGCAGTGCCGCCATTTGGACAGTGGGATGGGGGCACGCAATGTACACAGACCAATTAAACCTGCCAAACGTGCGTAAAGAAGGTTATACAGGGCTTATCAGGTCTGATTATCAACTTAAGGGGGAAGATAATCGTGTATGGTCAAAAGAGGAGCTGGTCAACCTTTTCAAGATGGACATCGATAATTTTGAGCGTGGTGTTCTTCGACTTAGCCCTGCTCTTGCTAGTCATCAAAGCAAATTCGACTCTGTTGTCTCTTTTGCCTACAACGCTGGGCTAGGGAATTACCAAAGGTCTACCATTCGCATGAAGGTCAATCGTGGCGATTGGGATGGCGCAGCAGAGGCTTTTATGATGTGGACTAAAGCAGGTGGTAAAGAGGTTGCGGGCCTTGTCAAAAGACGCAAGGCTGAAGTGGCTTTATTCCTTAGTTAAAGCGCGGTAGGCTTCGATGGCCGTCTTCAGATCGCACTGCAATTGCTGAATGCGGTCATCCTGTTCGCACAGTTTGACGTAGCACTCGCCTGCAAAATCAACCAAGCTCTCGCGCTCCCAAATATCAAACTTGGGCATTTGAATTTGGCGCTTGCGCCAGCCACTTTGGTTAGTCATTGACTTCTTTCTTTGAAGGTGCATCTAGTTCGAGGCGGTAATACTTGGCAGGCATCTTGGCGTTCTTATCCAACTGCTTACGCAGCCACTCAGCGCCGCCAAGTTCTTGCAAGATCATCCAATGTCTATCTGACATCCGGACTTGTCGTCCTAGTAGGGGTTCAGGTGGTTTCGGTCTTGGCATTTTGTCTTAAATGTTTACCAGTTATTCGTCTGACCCAGCAAAGCTGGCAGTTCCATTTTGCGCCCATGTCAACACCACCCTCTGGCGGCTTGTCAGCCTGGCACTTGGTGCAAAACTTTAACTTATGCACAGGAGTGACTAGGCCCATTTGAATCGGTGGCATCATCAGCGCACTCTCCTAAGAGGAGATGAATCCAAAACGCGCTCACGCTCGGGCGGTGGGGGCGGCATACCCTCACTAGGCGGTGTCCAACCATGCTTGCGCCAGAGCGCCTGCACATCAGCGCCCGACTCCCATTTAAACTCTACAACGCCATCTTTGCCCATTTTGGTGGGAGTTGACGGGTAACTAATCTTTGAATATGGTGGTTTTTCTAACATGATGTCTCCTTAAAAAGGTATTTGATCCCATTCCCAATGTTCGCACTCCACAGTGCCAGTAATCCATTCTAATGGTGGCGCTGCTCCATACTGCTTGCAAATGCCTGTCTCAAAATTGTTACACTGTCGGCAATTGACTTGGATGGTGTTGATCTGTTTGATCTGGCTGTCCAAATGCCTCTTGATAGCGCTTAGTTCAATAAAATTCATATCCTTTTACCTCTGTGTATTTTCCATTTTTACGGGTCAAAATCCTATCTGGCTCTTTGATGTTGTGAAACTCAAGCCATTCAAGCGCCTCTTGTGTGCCTGATGGCATAGACTTCTTCTCCCTTCGCATCCACCAGTTCTCGGCCTTTTGCCTAGCATAGCCAATGTGACTGAAACAAACCCATTCAGTTGCAACCCGAAGCAGGCCAGCGTAGTAGTCAACCCTCAATGAATCTGGCTTGCCTTCCTTTCGGTGCAGGCCGTAGTCAACTCGGGTTACATCGTGCCAAATCAGTTCTGAAATGCTTGCCTGATTCGATAAGAGCGCTGCCAATGAAACCTTGGCATCAAGTGGTTTGGCCTCTTCCTCTCGGATTTGACCACCGCAATGAATGCAAATGAGAGCTGCGGGTGCGTTTCTTTCACCGCAATCTGGGCAAATGCTGTAAGGCGCTTCCTGAGTGCCTGACCTCTTCTTAGCCCTGCCTTGGATCGTATCCACTGGCCCAAGGCGCTCAACTGTGTCGGTGAAGTCAAGCACCAGGCAGTCAGTCTTGCCATCTGCAATGCGAGTGCCTCGGCCCATGCCCTGCACATAAAGCACTGGCGACCTCGTTGGCCTACACCAAATAATGCAGTCTACGTCTGGCACATCAAAGCCAACCGACAAAGCCAAGACAGTGACCAAGCAGTGAATCTGATGCTCCTTGAACTGGCGAATCAGGTCTTCGCGCTCTTGCTTGGGGGTTTCGCCGCAGACCACCGCGCTAACAATGCCAAGGGAATTTAGCTTGTCTGCAAGGCTTTCAGCGTTTTTGACACTCGGTGTAAAGGCAATCCATTTCTTGCGCTCTGAGGCGATTTTGGAGGCTTCTGTGGCTACTTTGGAAAGGTATTTCTCAACCTCGCGGGAAAGTTCGCCAATCTTATAGTCTCCATTGGCTATCCCAACGTGGCTTGCATCAATGCGGGTTTCAAGGCGGTCTGGCGGGACAAGCGGGGCAATGAACTTGGCATCAAGCAATTCGCGCATGGAGACTCGGCTTGCAATGCCTGTGAACAGCGGCTCATCCCCATCAGTCAGCCAAACGCCATTGCCCCTAAAAGGCGTGGCGGTCATGCCAACAGTCCTGAATTCACAAAGTTCACCCAACTTGGACAAGAAGGTGCGGTACATCCCTGCATCCCCTGCCTTCTGGCTCACCAGATGAGCCTCATCAATCACCACGGCTTTGATATTGCCAAGCAGGTGGGATGCCTTGTGGATGCTGCCAATGGTGGCAACAATCACATCGGCGCTGTACTTCTTTGTTCCAAGACTAGCGCTGACAAAACCAACGCTGATGTTGGGCGGTAATAAGGCTCTGAGTTTGGCCGCATTCTGCTCGGCCAGCTCCTTGGATGGGACTAGCACCACAGTTCGCGGGTGGAAAAGAGGCCATTGATCCCACATTTGGCGCACAATCTCGGCGCAGATCACCGACTTGCCTGCGGCGGTAGGTAGCACAAGCAAGGGGATGTCGTGATCCTCTTGGTGCTTAGTCCACCATGCAAACAGGTCTGTGACTGCGCGAGACTGATAGTCACGAAGGATCAAGTTCTCGCTCCTCAAGCATGACATCTGCC